TTAGACACCATAGGGGTAAGACTTTTACGTTTAGATTTTTTCTTTTTAACTTCAGATGGATCTTGAGCAGATGATGAAAATTTCTTTTTAGCTTTTAGCAATTTTTGTAATGTTTTACTAACGCTGTCAAGCCTTTTATTCCAAGCAGCTTCACTAAGTCCACGATCAACTTTTCCTGTATTTGCCATGATCAGTAGTCTTTCTGATTAGCCATAGACCACAAAGAAGATTGTACAGTTGTTTTAGACTGTTTCTTCGGATAACCTTCAATTAAAGTCGCATTAGGTCGATTAATTTCAGTAGAGAAATCTTTCTTTTCTCTAGTCAAATTAGTCTCAGGATGGTCGTTTACTGAAGTTTTGTCAGCACCCATAATATATGAAGCACCGTAATTGTAGTTATTGTTAGGCATAATGCCCCTCCTTTAGTTTAGTTGTTGTTGTCCTTCAGAAAGAAAACTTTGTTCTTCCTCACTTTGCACAGGTTGGTTACGCATACGTAACATTTCTTGTGCATCTATAAACCCTTTTTTACTTTGGGTTTCCCAATAATCTTTCTTTTCCTGTTCTTCTATTGTTGGAAATTGTGCAGATGCAGTAAGAGAGGGTAAAGGATTAGCAAAAGGAATTACTCCTGTGCCTTCTCCAAGTAGTCTCAATTTTTTAGCTTCTGCTCCTCCTACAAATTCTTCTGCAGGAATATCTTTTAACCGTGCTACTTCAATCATTGATGCCCCAACACCTACACCTTCCAGAATAGGAATACCTGTTGCCCCTGCAACTTTTCCTGCGGCTATTGCAGCTCCAGCACCTGCATCGAATAACTGGTATGCCATTGACCCAAGTTTATCAGCTATGGGTGCAAATGTAAAAGGTAACATATATTTGGATTTACCTTCAAATATAGCTTTTCTTTTAGCTGCCAGTTCTTCTTTAGATAAAGGTTTTTTCTGTTCTTGGTGTACTTCAGTAGGTGTTTTTCCTTTACCATCATCCTGCCAGACATCCCCAATTTTTAATCCAGAAGATTTATCTATAGGTTTATTATATTTTAAATTTATTGATTCACCTGTGCTAACATTAGACTTTGTATGTCCTACTATTTTGTTACCTTCCATATTTCTTCTATAATACACTTGATTTTTATAGGATACCTCAGTCATAGGAACAGTTCTACCATCAGGAGTAGTAATTTCAAGTATGTTTGTTGTAGGAATTTTAGCTTGACCTAAAGAAACTTTTACAAGATCTACGTCATCAGCAATTTGTAGTTCTTGGTTGTGTTTACTTATATCTGTACCTGTATCTAAAAGTTCAGTTAAACTATTCATAATGTAATCACTTGTGCGTTTATAGTCGATAAGCCCACTTTTTGGATGACTACCTGATGCTTTACCTGCACCTGCCCCACCGTAAACTTTAAACATTGTATTTGCTGTATTTGACATTACTCTAGATAACATTTCTCCTGATTTTTCAGCAGCAATATTAAGAGTATCATGGATCATGGTTAATAAATGTCTGACTTCTCTTGGTTCAGTTAAAGTAAATATTTCTCTTTTTGGATTATCTTTAGGAAATCTTACATCTTCTACTATTCCAAGGTTTTCCCCGGTATTAGTTGTAACTTGTACCACTGCGTTTTTATTTAAAAGATTCATATCTTCTGAACGTATTCGTTGAAAACCTGACATTCCTTTTAAATTTGGATCATTTGTTTTTTTAAATTTAGCGTTAGGATTTTTTGCTTTAATTTCATCCTTTTGTTCTGCTGTCAACGCATTTTTATAATCGTAGTAAATATCTGGTGCAGGAGTTACCCATAAATAGGGTAAATGACCATCCAACAACCCTGCTCCTTCAAGCATTGCTAACTGTTGTTGAAACAAAGCAAAAACTCTAGGATTTGCTGGAACATCAATATCCTTACTCATTTTTGTAAAACCTCTATCCATAAAAATAAAAGGTACTTCTCCTCCTTTTATACCTGTAGCTGGTTTTAAATCATATGGAGACATTTGTAGAAGTTCTTCATTTCGCATACCAATATGCTGTTGCATATCTGCTGCTCTAAATGCATCAGCGTATTCAGGATTATTTTGAACAAAATCCATCATGGCGGCTAATCTATGCCCTGCAAGTTCAGGTCTAAAATTATATTTATCTATTTTTACAGCTTTTCCAACAGGGGGAGGTACACCTTTGGTTAGATCTGATTCCTCTTTAATATCATACTGTTCAAATGATAATTTAAGTTGTGCTGAAAGGTTATTTATTGCTGAATATGCTGCCTGTTTTTGACTAATTCTTACCTTATCACGCATTTCTTTGGTGATAATCATCCCAGCTTCTTCATCCATCGCAAGTTCTTTTAATCCTTGCTGATTTAAATCTTCAATCTGTATACCTAAAGGATTTTTTTCTTTCCAAAGATTTAATAATTCTATTAAAGGTTTATCTAAATAATCTTCGTTTGTGATTTTTGCAATAATTTTTTTTATTTCATCTCTAGGTTTACTGACATCCGTTCCTCTCTGATTTGCGTACTCTTCGTACCATTGATTAAGGGTAGTAGTATTAGGGTCAATATCATTTAACGGTTTTGGTTTACTTCCGGGTTTCATATTTTAATATCCAAATACCTTATCTTGAGGTTGGTAAACTTGTTGTTTTATGTGATGTAAACTCTTATGTATTGATGCGTAGCCTGAAACTCTGGTCATTAACATATAACGCAAAGCATCATATGCGTGATCCTCTGCTCTAGTGTCTACATCTTCTGAATTAGTTTTTGACAACGGTATTCCTGCCAGTTGTCGAATTGTATTAGTACATGTATTAAATATACGGATTCTAGGCAGTTCTGTCAATGGGTTATCTGCTAATCGCCTGTGTATCTCCATTTTACCCTGCAATCGGTTGCGATCCGATGGAATCCAACGCACTCCTAATCGTATCATTGACTCTGCTATTGATGGTCCAGCACCTGTCTTGTTCCAGCATGATGAATCCAATACCGTATAGTGGGGAGTAGGATCAAGATGTTCTAAATCCAGTATCCTGTCTGCGAGTTGTTCAGCAGTGTGTTGCTTAACATACAACTCTTTGTATACCCAAATGTTGTTATCCCAATCAATTGCACCCCACAGTACACATGATGGGCTGGCATATCCATAATCCGCTGCACGTATTCTGGGCCAGTTGGTTGGCATTTCAAAAGGTTCGACTATGTGTCGCTCCTTGGCAAATTCTGGAAATGCCGCTCCCTCTGCAACATCCCAATCCCCTTCTAAAAGTCTCTTCCGTTCAACTTCTGGGAGCGATCTGAGCATAGCTTCATATCTGCCATCTTGCATCAGATAGGGATTATCGGTCAACCGTGCAGGAATAAACTTACGGTAGAACAACGGTTGCCTAGCTTTTTCGTGACTTTCAGGATACAGCAGTTCTTTGCCTGTCTCAATATCCGTAGCTGGAAAAGCTTTGTTGTATTCAAATGAATCAATATACATCTTTTTGATCCACCATCCTCCAACTCCTCCGGGGTTGCCAGTACAACGCATCGACATGAATGGTCTTAATTCATCGTCTGTAGTACGTAGTCTGGAACGTAAGTAATCCCATACGTAAGGGGTTGGGTATTGCGTTATCTCATCGATTCCAATCCAGTTAAATGCCTGTCCTTGAAATCGAGTAACGTCTTTATCTCTATCCAGATAGGTAAACCACATAGTCGCCCCAGAGGGAAAAACCCATGTAGATTTTGATTCTCTGAAATGTGCTTTAGGAAAAGCCTTCGGGTATAATTGTCTTGACTTATCAATTAATTCTGTTAATTCATCTAGAGTACGTCTGAGAAGTAATCCACGATGATTAGGGTTATGACAATAACGGAGAGGATCGACCAACAGGGCAAACGACTTGCCGCCACCTGCTGCACCCCCATAGAGTACATCTTCTTCAGAGGATGAGAGAAACTCTTCTTGAGGACCATTATTAGGTTTAAATATGACTTCTTGATCTTCGACCAGATCTTCGACAGGACTTGCTGCGGCAGTGACATCACCCATATCCACAATCCTAGTAGTTGTTCCGTTAAGTCCGTTCTGTATTTTTTTAGCGTTGTCTTTAATCTGTTTAGCATTTTGTCTGTGTTTTTTTACTTTCTTTGCTGCGTCATCTGCTGCCTTTAAATTTCGCCTGATTTTTTGCTGGGTTGCTCGTCTGGCTCGTTCTAAAGATGACAGATGATAAGTTGCTTTAGGTGCGTTAGGGTCTTTC